GTATCTTGCGCCTTGTGTTGGTCCCCCGTCAGTGCGCTGAGAAAGAGCGCCAGGACCTGATACTGCTGCTGGGTTAGACGGTGCACGATAGCCACCACGACCTTCTGGTGCAGTTGTCATTACTCATCTCCTTCGTCTTCCAATTCATCATCTGAAATTTCTTCTGGCTGACCAAAGGAATCTTTATTGTATTCCTTAGCCATACGCATCATGCCTTCGGCATTCCATGGTGTCATTGCTTCTGACACTTCCGTATGCAAGTAACGAGTTCCATCATAGTCTGCCCATTCTGTAATTATTAACCAGTTAGCGCAGATAAAGTTAGCCCCATCAGGGTCTTCCTCTATTAGAACTCTTAATGCTTGCTCTATTTTCTCCCTGAATCTCTCACTCATTTTGCGTACTGAATCTTTGTAATAATAGGTGCGCTTGTGTGGATATCCCACATACACGCTACCTCAATGGCTCTGCGAATTATTTTTTCCGCTTGTTCTGGAGTTTTCGCTTTATCAATATGTAAAGCCTCCATAACTCCCAAAGCAACATCGCCACCGCTCCCACCATAATAAATACCACGGATATCACGGTCCCAAGAATAATCTTCAAAGATAGGATAAATAACTCCATGTATGCTGATAATAAAATCTGAATCCTGCGCTGCTGCATCGCCATCTTCTTTCATATCATAACCTGAATCAATAAATACTTTACGCATAGCAGGTATAAACTTTTGTGTTACAAACAAATCTAAGTCTTCTAACTTAGTTGGCTTGGGTGGTTTCCATCCAAACTGTAATATGTTAGAACCACGGCTAGCACCAGAACCTGCAATTAAGTATCCGTTATTTTCAATAATCTTATGAGTAGCAATCGTCATAGGACGACCACTTTCATCAGATGCTCTTGAATCGCAGCCGATTACAGACCAGCCATCTCCTTGATAAGCAGCAAGTGTTGTCATTGTCCCCTACCTAGTTATCTTTGAGTTACGGTTCGTGCCGAAGCGTTTGCTGTCCCACCCATCGTTAGGCTGGAAAGTAAACTTTGTAGTCCTTGTGGGGGAGCGCCACCTGCTGGAGCCGCGGCGGGAGCAGGGGACGGTTGCTCAACCATAGGTGCTTCTCCAGCAGGTGGTAATTCTGGAGCGAACACATCATTGATTGCGTCCTCAATCTGAGTGCCACGCTGACGAAGACGGATTACTTCTGCAATCTTTTTAACGATTGTAGTTGGGTCTCCGCCATTAGCAATAAGTTGTGGAATAGCCTGTGCTGAAGCATTCAAAGATGAAATAAGAGCATTACGCATTTCTTCAACTTCAATCTTTTCTTGCTCCTGAGTTACGTTAACTCCGAATGGCAATTCACGCTGCGCTAAATCCTTAGAGATTAATTTACCACCAAGGGCTTGCAACATAAAGATAAGTCCCTGGGCTGGGTTAAGACCAGCCAACATTCCATAACGAACATCAGCAGAGTAGTCTCCCTTAATGTCCTTTGATGGTGTGTACTCAATTGCATAAGGGCTACCAGAATCAATACCACGAATTGACTTTTGCTCATTAAATATTTTCTCATCTACTTCAAAGCAAAGTGAAATTACACTCTTAAGTGCAGATGCAAAAATAGCCTGCGCTGATTTAACTTGTGTGTCAAATCCACCCATAAGGGCTTGAACGCCTTGACCAGTAATAATTGAAGCATCAATATTTCCAGTACGTGATTCAGGATAGCGTGTTCCAGTACGCAGTTCGTTTTGTAGAACTGCTTGCTCATTAAACAATGAGCCAGATACTGGTAGTTCAACTCGGCGAACACCTGCTGGGTTCTTAGTACGGATAACTCCGTCTCCACCGAATTGGAACTCGTTCACATCGTCAGGGACAATCAGTGGTGCTTGCACGGCCTTCTCTGTTGCTTCCATCGCAAGTAATGCGAATCTATTGCGAAGCAACTGAATACCGAGTACATCATCAAACTGTCCACGCATCTCACCATCAACGGTTGGTCGCTTTGCGACTACAACCATCATCTTGCCAATAGGATTCTTAGCACGGGAGATAACTAGGTTCTGACGTTCTGGAACGAAAATAATAGATTGATACTGGTCGTAGTAACGAACAATTTCAAATCTACTATTCATATCTTGGTCGTATCCGTCACGACCAAGTAAAACGTCAGCATGCTCTGGGAACTGAGAAATCAATTCAGCCAGTGGCATAGCATAACGCTTAGCAAAAGCAACGCAGCGTCCGTAGCGGTCAAACTCAGGATACGCCCCGACAGGACTTTCTACGCGAATACGCGGCAACTTTGCTTCAGTGTCCAGTTCAATAATGAACGGAACAAACCCAAATGTAATGTACCAGTCAGCACCTGTGTACATTTGTACTTGCAACTCAGAGTTATAAAGATAGTTAGCAGCAATGCGGGTGCGATTATCTGCTGCTTTACGAGCACGGTCTTTAGTTTGGCTAACTACTGAGCAGTTAACTGCTGGTAGTGGAGCCATAACTTCAGATAGGTCACGGGCTACAATGTCAACAAAGTTAGCAACTACGTTAGCCTCTACACCTTCTGGAAAAAACTCAGGGTATACATTAGAAATTAAACCTTGACGAACTAGTAGTACATCTTGATGGCGACTATCGCGCTCACGGCTACGGTCTTTTAAGGACGCAACACGTGCAAAAATTTGCTTATCAGTTAGCATTACTTAGTTTTCTTTCCTCGTGTAGGAGAACTCTTACGTAGGTTTTTACGTGGAGTTTTACCACGCTCTGCATCTCTAATCTTTTTTAAGGCTTCAGCAAGACGGCGTTCAACTTCTCTATAGGCTTGTTGTTCTGATTTAGTCAATTCACCGAATGCAGCGGTCTCACTCTTTGGTGGACGCTCAGGATTAATCCTTGGTGTGCGTGACTCAATGGTTGGTTGACGCGGAACAAGAGTATTTCTTGGGTCTTCTGCCGCATCTCTAATTGCTTTCTTTCTAATAATTGCTTCTTTAGCCTTTTGAGACTTAGCAATCAAACGCTTTTGCGCTGCAATCTCACGCTTTCTTTTATCACGCATAGCACGGGCTTCACGCTTTAGTGATGCTCTTGCTTCTCCTGGTCGTGCTGTTCTTGCTGGAGTAACAGGCTTACCATCAGGACGTGCAGTATCAGTACGAGTTGCTTTTGAAGAACCACGTTTTGCAATAACATCTGCTGGTGTAACACGTTCTTTTTGTACTGACCGAGTTACAGTTCTGGTGTCAGGCTTTTTTCTGTAAAGATTATAAATTTCTTTAGCAGGGTCTACCTTTGGCGCACGAACAGAACCAGTGCTACCTCTGCGTTCTACTACACGCTTAGGTGGGTTTGCTACATCTGGTCTGCGACTAGCACGACCAAGTTTAGGTGCACCAGTTTGCATTTCAGTTCTAATAAGTTCTCGGATTTCTTTTTGAGAAACCTTAGCAGAGGCTGCTTGCATAACACGCCTCTTTGCTGCGTTAGAGAGGGCAGCACGGCGTATTGCTTCTACTACTGCTTTTGCTAGCGGTGCTGGCATCCCTACTCCTTACTTTATTTTCTTAGTAACTTTTTTAACCTTAGTGGCAGACTTAATAACTTTCTTTGTGCCTTTAACAACACCCTTGGCAATTTTTCCATAAGGAACCAAATACATAGCAACATCGGTTGCATTCTGAGGCATAATCCACTCATTAGAAAACTTTGCTGCTTTACCAGCAGCACCCTTCAAAGGCTTTTGCTTTTTAATTAACGGCAACTCAGTGCGATTAGAAGTTCTAGCCATGTTACTTACCTTTCTTTTTTACGGCTACTCTTTTACGAGCATAACGGTATTTGCCTTCAGCAGATGCCTCACCAGTGTTACGGACTAATGGGTGTTTTTGAATAGGGTCTTTTCCTGAACTAGTCATAAGCCGTTTTTTTGCTGCGCTTTTATTAGAACCAGATATTTTTACATTAAACATATCTGTTCCTGGTTGACCCTTTACAAGGGTTGGCTTTTTTCCTAAATCTCTAACACCACTACGAATTTTAGCATTTGGAGGCAACTTAGCATTAGAAGTAGATTGTGCAATTTTTCTTCCACGTTCCATACCAGCACTTGGCTTAGGCTTTCCTGGTTTTTTTGCACTGCCATCAGGATTACGTTTTACTGCTTTTTGTACAGCCTTCTTTGCAATTCCTACTAATGGTGCTGGCATTATTTCATTCCCATTCTTCCAGTGCCACTTGTACGCTTAACTATACGCTTTGGAATAGCAGCATTTTTAGCCCTTTTCCCAACTTTATTAGCGGCTCTGTATGGCAATGTTGTAGCACGACCAGCAGCAATAATAGGAGAAATTGCAGCCTTACCAACTTCCTTAGCAACCTTTCCAAGTATCTCGCTACCAGAAGCCTTCTTAGGTGGCTTTTTAGGACCCAGTTGTTTAGGCTTTGCTGTTCTTCCCTTGCCATAGTTTGGCTCACGTGTAGGCATAGGAACTGGTGTTGCCTGTCCAGGTGCACGATTAGGCTTGCGTGTTGGCATAGGTACTGGTGTTGCGTTGGTCTTTATCCTACGCATTACTTGTCCTTGTTTCTTTAATGCCATGATTACTTAGCCTTTTTTGCTGCTTTTTTCATCAACTTTGGAGTGTTAGCCTTGCGACCTGACCTTGAAACAACGTTTTCTGTCAACTTAACTGCACCTGTAAAGTTTGGAACTGCTCGTGTAGAGCGTCTCATGCTTACAAGTTTTGCAATATCATCAGCGGTCATATAGTACTCACCATAATACTTCTTGCCGTCTTTAGTTATCTTGACATCTTTCATCATCTCTTTAACTGCTGCACGACCAGTAGTATCTGGCACGTATCCCTTAGGAGCCAGTGATGGTCCCTTTGCTGCCTTTAATCCCTTTGCAGTTGCCTTAGCATCCTTCTTTGCTGATACCTTCTTTGCCTTACTTACCTTGGCTGCTACTGCTTTCTTTGCCGCTGCTGCCGCATACTTTTCACCAGACTTTTTTCCCTGGATGCTGCTTACAACTGCCTTACCTGCCTTTGTTACAATTTTCTTTAATGGCATTTTTTTATCCTTATCCGTATTGTTCTTGCCACTGTTCTTGCAGGGCAAGGTCTAGGTTTACTGTTCCGCGTTTTGCTAGTTGTGCACGGGTTGCCCAACGATTATCTGCGTATCGTGAGATAACTGTGCTTTGTTGCATCAACTCACGGCAGCGTAGGAACGCAAACCACATGGCCATTACGCAGTCAGTCTTGCTTTTAGTCTCAGGCTTCCACGTAATTAGTTGTTGAATTAACGCCTTCACTCCTTCTGAACCTTCAGAGGAGGGAAATTCAATTGTGTTGTTCTTTTGGAATACTCCATCGTGCATAGTGCCCAGCATCGTTGACATAGATGCAACACCATGGGAGGTATCCCATTTGTTCTTCTGTGTAAAGTGCGGCTTTAAACTACAGCCGTATTGCGATAGCCATTGACGCAAATCGGTATCAAGTTCATAGGCTTTCTGGTGTGCGTTAATCTCAACACGCAACTCATTAGGATTGTACTTGATAACAAATTCTTCAATCATCGCACGAATCTTTTGTGGTGTTGGGTCGGACATGTTCTCACAGTCCAGCACATACATTTTTCCGTCTATTCGGTTATAGGTCATCGCAACAAATGCAGCATGGCCTCTGCCCATAGCAGGGTCAAATCCAACAACTGTATAACCTTCAACACTAATCGGATGTCCCACCGCGCCTGGTTTTAACGGACCTCGCCTACGTGTACCTTTGACACAAGCCTGAACCAGGGCGGGTGGGAAGATAGAATCTTCTTCGACATCCTCTTGCTGATAAACCAAAGCCCAAGTACTAGGGGTTACTTCACCACGGCGCTTGAACAAAGATGGCCCATCCCACTTAGGAAATAGCCCTTGCTCATCGGGTAGTTCGTCCTCGTCTCCATCCCAAGGATGGTCAGACTTAGGCCAAAGAGTTACCCAGTCTTCTGGCTTCTTCCTAAACTCCAATACCGCAGGCATTGCCATGTAAGTAAAAGGGCACTTACCATTAGACCAATGCTTAGGGTTACGGAGTTCCTTGTAAAAATCATTCGCCGCAATTCGTGTCCCTACAATAAGCAACTTGCCGTTCTTACCCAAACGGGTAATAACTTCTTTTTGTAACCAGTTAATCTGCTTGTCCCACTCATGGGCGTTAGCAGTTGTAATGCAGTCGTCCAAGATAATCAGGTCAGCACGTGCACCGTAAATCTGACCACCCATACCAAGTGCTTGGATAGTTGGGTCCTTCTCGGATGAATCTCTCGCATCGCCCCCAAGGTAAACGGTGTCTACCTTCCAGGTATCAGCATCTTGTTTCCAACCGCCCTCTGGTCCATAGGCTGTTTGTAACTTCAGCCAGCGTGGGTGAGACAGTCTTTGCTTAATCGCATACACGAACTCTCGTGCTTTGTTAAGGGTCTTACTGACCACAATGATACGCACATTCGGATTGAGGGCGATACGGTAAGTTGAGTAGTTAACGGTTACCACGGTAGATTTAGCATGCTCAGGTGGTACGTTAACCAATAGGCGATTCTGGTCGCCAGGTTCATAAATCATAGATTCGTGTAGCCAAGAGGGTTCTTCCCCCTCAAGGAGGTCAATCCAGTCTTGATGGTGTTCAAATACCTTTTGCCCCAAAAATACCTCTGAGAACTGGGAAAAGGAAATCTCGTCCTTTGCCACTCCAAGGGAGATGGTGGACTTATTTTTGGCATCAGCCTTGGCATCTTCCAAATCACGGGCAAACTTCTTATCCCGCATTAGCCAGATTCTTAGGGTGTCTTCTTTGTACCCCAGTTGCTGCATAGCCCTAGGTGCACCCATGCCCTCGGCAACTAGCGCCAAAAGTTTGGCCTTTGCCTCCACGGTCTTTTGAGTGCGGGGGTTATTGTTCTTGCTGAAAGTCATTTAGTATCCTGTCCCAAGGCAGTATTTACCCATCTACAAACAGCCTGTTCAGTCAGTTTGTAACAGACAGTAGATACAGTCTGTACGCAAGGGCCTGAAGCCCTTGCTATAGTATCGGCAATAAATTGCCTCTACTATATATTAATCCGTTCAAACAGCCATTCCGAACGGTTTGCAGCCTGTGATTTACATCACAATACTATAACCGCAGGTCAGAGCCTGTATTAGCAGGGTAGTAGCAGGGGCATACTGTTGTACAGAAAATATTTAGACAGAGATACTCTACTACATTGACAAGCCATTAAACAGTCTGGGGTCATTGAGACCCCAGTACTGTTTGCTACCGCTCAGTCTGTACTGTTAGTGGAGCCTGTTGCTAGACGGCTGTCTCGGCGCTCCCTTATAAACAATAGTCCGCGCCCCAGTTAAGTTTAAATCTGAACTGAGAGTTAGGTTTAAATCTGAACTGGCACGGCAATCAAGCCCATGAAAAGACTGGGCTTGACAGCCATGCATTGTGGGAGATGTAGTTAGAAATACTAACTACAGAGAGGTAGTTATGAAAATAGAATGTATTGTTTGTGGTATAGATGATATAAGTAATTGTGATTGTTCGTACCGAATAAGCGGTACAGATAGTGAAAAATTATATTGGAACTATGTGAGAATTGTGAGGAAAAATTATGAAAGTATTGCGTAAAGGTTCCGAAACCTTTGGTTCCGCCTATATTGGCAGAGGCTCTGCTTGGGGAAATCCCTATGTGATAGGTAAAGATGGAGATAGAGCAGAGGTTATTAGAAAGTTTAGGGAGTATGCAAGTGCCGTAATTCTGGATAATCCAGATTGGTTAATACCCTTAAAAGGTAGAGATTTGGTGTGCTTCTGTGCACCGCTAGCCTGCCATGGTGATGTGCTATTGGCAATGATAGATGAAACAGAACGGAAGTAATAGCAGTCCAATCAAGCCCATGAAAAGACTGGGCTTGACAGGCCTGCAGTGTGGAAATTGTAGTTGGAAGTTCTAACTACTAAGACAGAAAGGAAGTGCAACATGAGTGAGTCACAAGGTATTAACATCACTAACGCCTGCTATGCCTGCTACATGCT